AGCTTTTACCGAGCGTAAGCCGCCGCTAAGAGTAGCGCACCTATTCAGCACCTTAACGAAAGTAGACGGTGCAGAGGTACGCAGTAAAGAGAACCTAGTAGAGCAAAGAAGCTACAACAGCGAAACGAGAGCTGTAGAGGGCAGAACGGTAGAAGGTTACGCTAGTGTTTTTAATTCAATGAGCGAGGACTTAGGAGGCTTTAGGGAGATCATACTACCAGGAGCTTTTAAGAACGCTCTTAACGACGATATACGAGCGCTCTATAACCACGATAGTAACTACCTGCTAGCTAGAACTGCTAGCGGTACGTTAGAAGTTAAGGAGGACGATAAAGGCCTTTACTATCGTTTTGAGATGCCTAACACTAGCTACGGTAATGACTTATTGGAGCTATACAAAAGAGGAGATTTAACACAGTCTAGCTTTGGCTTTACTGTAGATAAAGATAGCTGGCGCTTAGAGGAAGGCCAGCACGTAAGATATATAGAGAGCGTAAGCTCCCTATTTGACGTTTCTGCCGTAGTTTACCCGGCATACGTACAAGCCTCAAGCGGACTACGCAGCGCCGAGCCTAACGGCGAAGGCGAAGCGGAGGAAGCAAGAGAGACACCTAAAGAGGAGGTAAACTTGAATTTATATAATGCTTTAATTAAACTAGCTAAAAATGAACGCTAAACAATTGCGCGAAAAGCGCGCTGCTCTTATTGAGCAAATGCAAGGAATGGTAGCGGCTGCTAAAGCAGAAGGCCGTAACCTTTCAAACGAGGAGAACGAAAAGTTCGACACTATTAATAACGAAGTAGACGAGCTACGCGCTTCTGCTACTCGTATCGAAAGAGCCGAGGAGCTTAAAAAAGAATTAGCTTCTAAAGCTGACGAGGTACGCGACAATGCAGCTCCTGCTAAAGTAGAAGCACGCGACGCTTTTAACGCTTACTTACGTAGAGGCGTTAACGGTCTAACACCAGCAGAAGCTAACGCTTTAGGCGAATTGCGTACTGGGGCAGATAACGCGCAGGTGACCACCAACGACGGTTTGGGAGGCTTCCTTGTACCGGAGAACTGGAGCGACTTTGTAAGCGTTACCGAGTTATTTAAATCGGACATTGAGCAAGTAGCTACTGTTATCCGCACGGCAAACGGCCAAGCGTTTAACTTACCTGCTAATAACGATACTACAGTAGTAGCTGCTATCTTAGGAGAGGCTACCGCAGTTACTCGTAGCGATATGACTTTTACTAACGTGAAGTTTGATCCGTTTACTTATTCTTCGGGATTGGTACAAGTATCAAACCAGTTAATGAGCGATAACGCTTTTGACCTTTCTAGCTTTGTAGGTGGCCAATTAGCTAACCGCTTAAAGAGAGGTATTAACGCAGGTTTAACTACTGGCGCAGACACTACAGCACCTCAAGGTATTGTAGTTGGATCCGATCAAGGTAAGCTCTTAACTTCAAATTCAGCTATTACGTTGAGTGAAGTAATGGACCTTTTCTACTCGGTAGATGCTTCTTACCGTAACGCTCCTAACGCGGGGTGGATGATGAATTCTAGCACCGCTAAAGCTATTAGAATCCTCGGTTTTGCGCAAACAAATGATTTCCCTTCGTATGTACCGGGAATGAGCGTAGGTGAGCCGGATATGTTATTTGGTAAGCCGGTATACATTAACGAAGATATGGCTTCGATTGGTGCTGATGCTAAAGTAATTTTATTCGGTGATCTTTCACAGTACTACATTCACGAAGCAGGCGGCGTACAAATCTTACGCTTAAACGAGCGCTTCGCTGACGAGTTAAGTACTGGCTTTATTGGTTACCGTAGAGTAGACGGACACCTATTACAAAGCACCGCTGTTAAGCACCTAGTAATGGGCTCTTAATAATGAAGGTTATTTTTAACCAAGCTATAGCAGGGGCAGACTTCCACTACCGTAAAGGGCAGGTGGAAGTGCTGCCTACTGCGCTAGCTCAAGACCTATTAAACGCTGGCTTTTGCTCGGTAGTAGAGGAGAAGAAAGCGGCTAAAGCTGAGAGAGCAGTAAGCAAAAAGACCACAAAAAGAACAACCCGCAAAGCTAAGTAATGAGCTACAGTATAGTAACCCCAGCAACTTTAAAAGCTTTAACCGTACAAGAGGTTAAGGACTATTTACGTGTAGACTCTAGCGACGAGGACACTCTACTAGGGGTACTTATTGACGCTTCGACACAAATAGCGGAGCACTACTTAGGGCGGTTCTTATTGACTACGGTAATAGATGAATTTTACGACTTCTTCCCGGTGTATAAAACGGGAGTCGATCCGTTCCAAGGGGACAAGAATATAATTTATTTAAGTAGAGGACCAGTACAAAACGTAGCTAGTGTTAAGTATGTAGACGGCAGCGGAGCAGAGCAGACCGTAACAGCTAGCGACTACAATACCGACCTAGTAAGCGAGCCGGGGCGTATAATGCCCGACCAAGGCTGGCAAGCTACAAAGGACACGGTAAACGCTGTTATTATTCGTTACACCTGCGGCTATACTCAAGCTTCGGACGTACCGGCAAATATAAAGATGGCTATGCTTTTGATTATTGGAGAAATGTACGAGAAGCGAGTAGACAGCGTACACCGCTTACCTACAGCTAGCGAGTACTTACTAAACCCGTTTAGAGTTTTCCGCTTTGATTGATCCCGGTAAACTAGATAGAAGAATAACGCTACGTAATGCTAGCGTAAGTACGGACAGCTTCGGCCAGGCCGTAAGAACGTATAGCGACCTAGGTAACGTATGGGCTAAAGTAGACTACCGCACAGTAAAGGAAGGAGAAGAAACTTCTAGACTTACTAGCGTTAATAAGGTCCGCTTTACTATTCGTTATAGAAGCGACGTAGACGCTACCACTAAAATAAGCTGGGACGGCAATACCTACGAAATAGAGGGCGTAAGCTTAGAAGGTAGAGAGCGTTATTTAATCTTAGACACTACACTAAGGGACTAATGAAGGACGGCATTTACTTTGAGGTAGAAGGTTTAGAAAAGGCCTTAATGAAGCTAGAACGGTTAGCAGAAATAGACCGTAAGAAAGCTAGGCAATTTAAGGCCGGTATAAAGAAGGCAGCTAAGCCAATGGTAACGGCTATTAAGAACTCTATAGAAAGCAGTAAAAATAAAAAGGCGGTTACTAAAAGTATACAAACAAAACGCTCCAAAGATCCTGCAAAGCGTAAGTACAAAGAAGTAACTTATAAAAGCGGTAACTTAGAAAAATCTATAGGCTTTATTCCTACTAAAAAAAAGGGAGCTCTTTTAGGTTATGTAGGAGCTAGAACTGGCAAAAGAGCGGGTAAGACTTTCGACGGGTATTATGCAGCTATAGTAAACTATGGGCTAGGAAGGGGTAAAGCGAAAGCTAAACCGGACAAAAAAGAAAACATAAACTACGCAGAGAAAGGCTTTAAGAAAGCCGCAGCACAAACACAAGCACAGCTATTAAGAGAGGTGCAAAAAATACTAAAGCAGAGCTTATACCAGCTAAGTAGATAATGAACGAAGGCAAAGCTATATATTCTATTCTTACGGAAAATGCGGGAGTATCTGCAATAGTAGGAAACAAAGTTTACCCGCAGATAGCAGCGCAAGGCGCGGCTTTTCCTTTTGTTGTATATGTACTACAAGATAACAGCCCTAGCGATACTAAAAGCGGGGTAAGTACTTTGGACGAAGTGCGCTACGATATAGTAGCGGCAGCAGAAACTTATACCGAGCTATCAAGCCTTACGGAAAGAATACGACTAGCTTTAGACCGTTACACGGGAACTATTAGCGGAGTAGTAGTAGATAGCATACAGTTTATAGATTTGGACGTAGATAACGATCCAGCTACCGAGACTTACGTAAGCAGCTCGGAGTACATTTTAAGAATTAAGCGATGAAAATAACACTAACAAAAAAAGTAACCTCTCCTAGTGGTAAGAAGCTAGCTAAAGGTCTAACTTTAACAGTAGTAAACGAATACGGCCAGGAGCTTATAGAAGCGGGAAAGGCTGTAAAATTTGGAGAGGAAGCCCCGGCAGAAGCTCCGCAAGTAATAGAAGACGAACAAATAAAATTAAATTAAAATGGCAACTACTGGCATTATGAATGGAACCCTACTAGGGGTTTACTCAGCAGGCACTCTAATAGCTCACGCTACAGAGGGCTCTATTTCTCTCTCGATGGATACGAGAGACGCAACAAGTAAGGACTCTAGCGGAAGCAGAGACTTACTAGAAGCAACTAAAAGCGGTACTATTAGTGTATCTGCATTATACGCAGAAGACGCAGCTTACGGCGTAGATGATCTTATGACATCTTGGGCTGCACGCACTACGCTTACCGTTAAATTTTCTACTGAGGTAACTGGGGACCACTACTGGGAGGCTTCAGCTTACGTTACTTCTTTGGAAGTTAGTAGCGGTATGGAGGATAACGTAACTTACTCGGCTACGTTTGAGTTAAGCGGCGCTATAACTTACGGCACTGTTTAATAGTAAACACTAAATACACTTAAAGCAAATGGTTAAATACGTAGAAATAGGAGGCGAAGAAAGACCGGTTAAATTCGGCTTCGCTGCTTTAATGGAATTTACCGAGGAGAACGGCTATACTATGGCCGACCTTGATAACCTCGGCGAAAATATGAAGCTAAAGGATGCACTCTTTTTGGTTTGGTGCGGTTTAAAGCACGGCGCTAGGGTAGAGAAAAAACCTTATAGCTATAGCATAGAGGAAGTAGCGGACTGGCTAGACGAACAGCCGGAAGCTATGGAGAAAGTTCTAAACGTATTTAGCTCAAGCTTTGGAGCCTCGGAGGAGGAAAAAAAGTAAACGGGGCGCCGGGCGAAAGCTCGGCAGCCCCTTTAACTTTTGACAGCTACCAAGAGCTAGCCCTAGGGCAGTTAAACTGGAACCCGGAAGCGTTTTACAATGCTACCCCTAGAGAGTTAAATAATGCCTTAAAAGGCTTTTTTAATTTGTACGAAATAAACCAGCAGCAAAGCTGGGAGCGGGAGCGCTGGAGTACTACTATACTAGTGAACCTAGAGCTACCAAAAAACAAAAAGATAAAGCCCCAAGATCTTACAGTATTTCCTTGGGAAAAGAAACACAAAGGAGCAAAGCTAACTAAAGAAC